AGAACATCAATCATGTCAGAATACAGAAACAGAACTACAGGCGAAGTCAAGACACAGGGGCAATGGCGTGCAGCTAACCCTAACATGTCTCTGCCTCGCACATGGAAAGCAGCCACACTGGATGCACTGGACTTAGATCCTGTACTACGCAGCCCAGCGGCTACTGTAGGACAGTATCAAGCATCTGCCCGTGATGGTGTCGTACAGGATGCTAATGGGAACTGGGTAGAGAACTATGTTGCCCGTGATATGTTTGCTGATACGACTGACGAGGATGGCGTAACAACCACCAAGGCAGAGCATGAGGCTGCGTATCAAGCTGGATTGGATGCAAAGACTGCTGAGGCCAACCGCACTAAACGTAATACGCTTCTAGCTGAGACAGATTACTTTGCGCTGACTGATGTAACAATGGATGCGGCAATGACCAGCTATCGCCAAGCCTTGCGTGACATTACAAGCCAAGCTAACTGGCCTAACCTTGATGAGGCTGACTGGCCAACGAAACCTTAATGGGGGAGAAGGCACATGCCGTTAATTCCTCTCAACATACCCGCAGGGCAGTATCGCAACGGCACTGAGTATCAGTCTCAGGGCCGTTGGCGCGATGCAAACTTAATCCGTTGGCATGAGGGTGCGTTGCGCCCAGTCGGCGGTTGGCGTCAGCGCGGAAGCGTTGATTTAGATGGCGTAGCCCGCACAATGATTGCGTGGGAAGATAACAGCGGTGGCCGCCGTGTTGCGTTTGGAACGTACAATAAGTTGTACGCCATGACATCTGGCAACGCTGTTAGCGACATCACGCCAGCAGGCTTCACCGCTGGTCGCGTTGATGCCACATCTTTTACCAGCTACGGCGGCGGCGTTTACGGCAGTAGCCTTTACGGTTTACCCTCAGAGGACTCCGGCACTATTTTCCCGGCGACCACATGGAGCTTGGAAAACTGGGGTGAATATTTGCTGGGCATGACAGCTGATGACGGCAAGATTTATGAGTGGCAGTTAAGCGGCGGAACACCAGCCGCAGTTCTATCAAATGCGCCTGTAGGTTGTTCCGGCATGATGGTGACTGAAGAGCGCTTTGTGTTTGCGTTTGGCGCGGGCGGCAACCCTCGCAAGGTTGCGTGGTCAGACCGTGAAGATAACAATACTTGGACACCAGCGGCGACAAACGAAGCCGGTGACATTGAAATCCAAACCAACGGCACAATCCTCAAGGGCTTGCGCACACGCGGTCAGTCACTGATCCTTACGGACCAAGACGCCCACACAGCCACATACAGCGGCCCTCCATTTGTTTACGGCTTTGAGCGTGTAGGTACATCGTGCGGCTTGATAGCAGCCAACGCAGCTGCGTCAATCGACGAGGGCGTAGTGTGGATGGGCCAGCGCTCATTCTTTATCTACGCTGGTGGCTCTGTGCGAGACTTGCCATGTGAGGTTGCGGATTACGTTTTCAGCGACATGAACAACGACCAGCGGTCTAAGGTTCACGCCGTAGTCAACAGCCGCTTCAATGAAATCTGGTGGTTTTATCCAAGCGCCACCTCTACAGAGTGCGACAGCTATGTTGCATTTGACTACGCAGAAAACATTTGGACCACTGGCACGATTGATCGCACAGCTGGCGTGGACCGTGGCGTATTCCGCCAGCCATTTTGGATTGCTGCCGACGGTGTTTTGTATGAGCAAGAAATTGGCTTTGATTACGGCGGCCAATCTCCATTTGCTGAAACAGGCCCAATTGCGCTTGGTGTAGGCGAGAACGTGATGGCTGTGCGCGGCATGATCCCAGACGAGAATACGCTGGGTGACGTTAATGCCACATTTAAGACACGTTTCTATCCGACAGATACTGAGCGTGATTACGGCCCGTATAACATGGCTAACCCAACAAGCCTGCGGTTTACTGGGCGTCAGATCAGAATGCGCGTCACAGGCAACACTGACTCTGATTGGCGTGTTGGTATCATGCGGCTTGACGCGGTTGCGGGCGGACGCAGATGAGCCGAATACTCCCTCCCATTACGGTCAATATAAACCAGTGGGCCGAGAATATGCGGCGTTACTTGGGCCGGGCTTTGGATCAGCTTGGCTTTAAGGAAACGTATTCATCGGCGTCTGAGAATGGCGTGATGCTGTGGGATAATGCTCTTGGCTACCCAGTGGTTTCAAAGAATGGCGAGTGGCGTCAGATTGTGCTTGAGGATGGCCAGTATGCTGGCGGCGTTACAACGGATCAGACTGCTGCATCTACAAACACAGCGTACGCTTTGACGTACACATCAAGCATTGCCGAGGGTATTACAAACGGCACACCAGCATCTCGCATAGTCTTCGAAGAGTCTGGCGAGTATATGATTAGCTTTTCGGCGCAAATTTCGTCCACGTCCAGCTCAACTGTAAACTTCTGGTTCTGGCCGCGCGTCAACGGCGTTGACGTTGCTGGGTCAACGATGAAGAACGCACTGCACCAGAACGGGGCGACGCTTGTTGTGTCTCGGTCTGTTATCTTTAACTTTGCCGCCGGAGATTACTTGGAGGCGATGTGGGCTGTTGACAGCACTAGCGGATTTCTCGATGTAACTGCGGCAACGGCGTTTGCACCCGCAGCGCCAGCCTCCACCATTGCGATAACGAGGCTGCACGGATGAATGAAGAACTGGCACGCTGCAAGCCTTGGATCGAGGCAGCTTTAAGCTACAGCGGTGGCACGCATGGCTTTGATGATGTGGTCGCTGGCTTGCAAAAAGGTACGCTGCAACTGTGGCCTACGCCAAGGGGGTGCATAGTCACTGAAATAGTGGTATATCCGAAGAAACGCGTGTTAAACGTATTTCTAGGTGGCGGTGAACTGGACCAGATTTTAGATATGCACGATGATGTGATAGAATGGGGCAAGGCTCAAGGTTGCAGCGCTCTAACAATGTCCGGCAGGTTTGGCTGGAAGAAACCATTGAAGGCGCACGGCTGGGAAGCCCAGCACGCCTCATACGTTAAGGAGTTTGAGTAATGTCAGGCGGAAAAGGTGGATCAACATCCTCAACGGTTGAAATTCCTCAATACATTGAGGACGCGGCAAAGCGCAATCTAGCCCGTGCGGACACAATCTCTCAGATTGGTTATGTTCCGTATTACGGTCCAGACGTTGCTGCGTTTACTCCAATGCAAGAGGCTGCATTCCAAAACACGGCTGGCACTGCTGGCGCTTTTGGTTTAGCTGGCGGCGGCATGTCCCAGCAAGACATTATGGGCGGGATGCCTGCGCCAACTACATATGCAGGCGGGGTTCGTGGTTACTCTTCTGCGCCAATGTATGAGCAAGCTATGGATGAGCTTGCTACGCGCCGTCCGGGTCAGAGGGCGCTTATTGATAGCTTGTTTATTGACCCATACTCAGGCGTTCCCGGGGCAAATGTTGGCCCAATGGTTGACTACACTGACACCCGCACACCCGGCGACTTAGGCGGTGGTTCTGTTGGCGGTGGTGGTGACGGTGGAGGTGTGTATCTCCCAGAGACCATTACAGGAACCCCTACTGCCCCAACAGACGGAATTGTTTACACGTCAACCGATTTTGCAGGCAACGAAGTTCCGTACACAATAGTTACCCCTACAGATGTTCGCCCGCCCGGTTATATTGACAACACTCCGTCAACTTTCCCCGAGCAGCGACAGTATTACGACTCAAGCCCGATGCTACCGGGTGGCCCGGCGGTAATGCACTCAAGTGATGGAACATCAACCAACCTTGGTTATGATCTTGGCCCATCTGTAGCGGGTGGCCGTGGAACTATTGTGCCGGGTCAGCCTACATATGCAGCCCAGCCAACTCAGGAGCAGCTTGATTACGCAGCAACTAGCCTAGACCCGTTTGGTGGTGCTGGCCCTGACGTTACATCTGGCCCAATTGCCGGACTGGTATCCGGCGGCGGTGCTGACGGGGTGGGTAATTTTGGCAAAGTAGGCGATTTCTTTGGAGGGCTTCTTGGCGGATTGAACGTAACGGGTCCACCAGTGGAGAATAAAGTTACTTCATACTCCCACGCAACAAGCAACGAAAGCAATGCCTCACAGCGTGCGGAAGCGGCTGCACGTCAATCAGAACTTCAAAGGCTAGCGTCAGCACTCGACACGCCTGAAAAGTTTTCTGCTTATACAAATTCTGAGAGCGCCAATTTTGATGCGCCAACGATAAGAGCAGCACAGTTGGCGAGGGGTGGTACTGGGATTGTCTACAAAGACGACCGTCGTGAGGTTTATTTGGATGGGGTCTTAATCGGCAACCCCAAGGGCGCTGAAACGGCAAGAGAAATGCTTGCCAAAGCGCAGGCAGCAAAAGAAGCATCGCGCACACCACCACCACCTCCGCAGGTCATAAGAAACTGATAACTCAAGCAAAGAAAGGCCTGTAAGATGGGCGCACCAGCACCAGCACCGACAATGGCCGCGCAGCCTACTGCGCAGACTAACGCAACATATCAGCCAGCACCAATGGCCCCGCAGCAAGGCTTCAACGTAAACCAAGCCTCGGCGGGGGCGTTGCAAGGCGCAATCGGCGGTACTCAGCGTGCCATGCAGGCTCCACTGCAAGTTGGCGCGTACGCAAACCCGTACACAAGCGCAGTTATTGACCGCACTCAGCAGGACATTGAGCGTCAACGTCAAATGGCCATGAACCAGCTTGGCGCGCAGGCCACAGCGGCAGGCGCGTTTGGCGGCTCACGTCAGGGCGTTGCCGAAGGTGTTATGGCTGGCGAGTATGGCCGGATGGCAGGCGATATGGCAGCACAGCAGCGTCAGCAAAACTACAGCCAAGCGTTGCAGGCTGCGATGGCTGACCGTCAGGCTCGACTTGGCGCAGCATCCCAGCTAGGCGGCTTGGGCCAGCAAGCGTTCCAGACAGGTCAAACAATTCAGCAAAACCAGCTCCAGCAGGGTCTGTTGCAGCAAGGTATGCAGCAAGCGCTGATTGATGCAGCAAAAGGGCAGTACGCTGGCTACACCGCATCGCCAATGCAATCCCTGTCAGCGCCACTTGCCGCGTTGGGTGCGGCTCAACAAGGTGGCCAAAGCACAACAACGAGCAGCGCAAGCCCCGGCTTGTTCAGCTACCTTCAAATTCCGGGGTTGTTTTAAGCTATGCCACAAGGTTTTATCCCACTGTCAACGCAAATGGACTTCCTCTGGAATGAAGTTCAAGGCAAAGAGAAATCTGGCTTCGGCAAGTTTCTTTCGGCCAATGCGTCTTCGCCAGAAGACTATGCAACGCTATGGGATAAATACTATGAGCGCTCCGGCGGCGCTGGTGACGAAAAGGCTCGCAACTACGCGAGCAGCGTTTACGCAGCAATGGCCGATGGCACATCCAACGAGGCTTTAATATCGCCAAACGCCAAGTTTGCTTATGGCTACCTCACGCAAAAGGGTCTCACTCCGCAGCAAGCCGCCGGCGTCACTGGCCGCCTGATGGCTGAGAGCTATGAGGATATGAACCCAGACGCACGCAACACTCTTGCAGGCGGTCAGGGTACATACGGCATTGCACAGTGGCGGGGCAGCCGGATGAATGATCTTGCAAACTTTGCGGGCGTTGACGTGTCGGACATTACATCTCTGCCGGCGACCACTGCCAGCGGCGGTTTACTTTCAAGCAATCAAGGGGGTCAAGACATGGCCATTTCTAATAAGCCTCCATACATGATGGGCGGCGAGCAAACCTACAACGCGCCCAACATGCGGCAACCAGCGCCACAGCAAGGTGGTATGCGTGGACTTCTGTCAACTTTGAAGGATAAGGCTACAGCCGTTGATCCGAACACCGGGCTGACAGGTTATCAGCGGTTTGCCCGTGCGCTTGATCCGCTGATTATGCCAGAGCTTCGCGGCGCAGGCGCAGCGATTGAAAAGCAGGGTGCGCAGCGAGTTGCGGCGGACCGGAAAAATAAAACCGTTGAGATGCTGCGGGCTAGAGGTCGCGATGACTTGGCTGACATGGTTGAGCGCGGGATGATTTCCCCGACTGATGCGGCTAGCCAGTTGTTGGCTACGCCGAAGGATGACAGGACTGCTGGGATTAAGGAATACCAGCAAGCCGTCAAAGATGGCTTTAAGGGGACATTCTTAGAATATAAGACTGCACTTCAGAAGGCTGGAGCTACTA